CGAGACGGCAGAGATGCAGGAGCGCTTTGAGTGGGAGCGCACGCGGTGGCTGGCTACAATCTACATGCAGCCCCATCTACGGAAAGGCCGTAAATTGCGACCAAAGGATATGATGCAATTCCCTTGGGAGCGACCTGAAAAGAACGCAAAGAAACTGACTAAGGAAGAGTTGAAAAAAGTAATTGAAGAGCGCGACAAATGGCAAAGCTGAACGATCTCATAGTAACGATAGGCGCAACGACTAAGGACTTTGACAAGGCGCTTGGTAAGTCGATGCGCAAAATGCGCACGTTCGGAAAAAACACAAAGCAGCTAGGCAAGAATATGACGATGGGCCTAACGGCACCTATCGCCGCGCTTGGCATTACAGCTGTAAAAGCATTTGACCAGCAAGCCAAGGCCATTGCACAAGTCGAGGCGGGCTTGAAGTCAACAGGCGCAAGCGTTGGCTTCACTTCGAAGCAGCTGCAGAAGATGGCGAGCGACCTGCAGAGTAAGACGCTGTTCGGTGACGAGGAGATACTAAAGGACGCGACGGCACAGCTGCTGACGTTTACCAACATCACGGGCGACCAGTTCGCGAAGAGCCAAGAGGCGGCGTTGAACCTTGCCACACGATTGGACGGCGACCTAAAGAGCGCCAGCATTATGTTGGGCAAGGCGCTCAACGATCCAGTTGCAAACCTGACCGCAATGAGCCGCGCGGGTATCCAGTTCAGCGCAGACCAAAAGGAGGTTATTAAGGCGCTGGCAGAGAGCGGCGATATGGCGCAGGCTCAAAGCATCATCTTGGAAGAGCTGGAGAAGCAGTACGGCGGCAGTGCTGAAGCTGCAGCCAAGGCAGGTACGGGTGGCCTCAAGCAACTGGCTAACGCATTCAGTGACTTGCAAGAGGAGTTTGGTAAGGTCATCATGGACTTTATGCCGCCAGTCATCGACGGCCTAAAGAACATGCTCAAGGTATTTCAGAACCTCAGCCCACAGGCTAAGCGGTTTTTGGTCATTGGCTCAGGTATTGCTGCTGCATTGGGACCGCTGCTTGTTATACTGCCGTCATTGATACAGGGCTTCATGGCGCTGCTTTCACCCGTCGGCCTGATTGTTGGCGCTATTGTAGCGCTGGGGATTGCAATCGTAACCTTTGCCGATGAGGTTGCTGCGCCGATCACAGCAGTAGCTAACTACTTTATCACGCTGTACAACGAAAGCGCAGCGGTGCGCGGCATCATTGGAGCCATTAAGGGCACAGTGCAAACCGTGTTCGACTTCTTTGCGTTTGCTGTCAACAACGTCATCGAGAGCTTTAAAGACCTTGGTGCAATAGTCAAGGCCATTTTTACACGTGACTTTGCTGCCATTCCTGAGCTGGTCCGTACAGCCTTTAGCGATGCAGCAGAACGTACTGCAGAGTTTGGCAAGAAGGCAGCCGAGAACATCCGCACAGGCATTGAGCAGGAATTGAAGCGCGACCCGATACAGCTATTAACTGAGGAGGGCGTGGCGGAATCACTGAGGACGCTTGGAGGTTTGACCAACTTGCTACCAACTGCAGGAGGTGTTGCAGGTGGAGGAGGTGGCGCAGGTGAAGCAGCAGTGACTGTGCCTGCTGCGCTCAACATCGTCGACATCGACATGCCTGAAGACATCGTGGAAGATGAAGACATTGACGCGGTGATTGCAGCAAGTACAGCAGTACAGAACCGCATGAACGCCATGGCGCAGGCCGTTGCAGGTTTTGTAGACAGCGCCTTCCAACAAATTGCAAGCGGCACGGCTACCTTTGAGCAGGTCATGCTCGACATGATTAAGCGATTGGCTATGCAGCTCGCGTCGCTGGTTGCACAGTTTATGATTCTGTCTGTATTGTTCCCGAATGTTGGTATGGTAAAAGGCGGCCTTGGCAAGTTTATTACTGGCGGCTTTGGTTTGCCTATGATGGCAAACGGCGGACTGTTTACAGGCGCCTCGCTTGCAATGGTTGGCGAAGGCTCAGGCACCAGCAGTGTGAACCCTGAGGTAGTGGCACCGCTCGATCGCCTGCAGGATATGATGGGCGGTCAGCAGGTGCAAGTCACTGGTAAGATTTCAGGACGCGACATCTTGTTGACTAGCGAGCGCAATGCAATTGACCGTAACAGAGTAAGAGGCTTCTAATGGCTGACCCGATCCGATTACACGCCGAGTTTCAAGACGACCTCGGCACAGCGTACAAGCTGAACATCCACCAAGCTGGGTTCGTTGGCAGCTCGACCGAGTTCAACCTCGGTGCTGACGGTTTTACGCTACGCTACAGCGGCAACAACGAGGACCGTATGCAGCCAATCATAGGCAGCGAGGTGACGTTTACATTGGTCGAGAACGTAGCAGCGCACACCACGTTCCTCACGGCGTTAGCCACGAGCGAGGACGCTGACTTTACGGTCAGCATATTCAAAGACCCTGACGGCGCCAATACTTTGTTTTGGACTGGCGTGCTGCTGCACGAGCAGGTCGAGCTGCAGGACGAGGCTTATCCGATACAGAACACCATGACAGCGGTGGACGACTTGGGCAACCTTAAAAACATTACATACGACAACAGCGGCACGTTCTACACAGGACAGGAAACCATAGCGGCACACCTTACCAACTTACTGAATAAGACGCGCGCGCTGCACGTATTTGCCAGCGGCGACGTGTTTCTGAAATACGCCAACGACTTTAAACCGACGACGTTTTCAAGCGCAAACGCCTTGATTGAATTACAGGTTGGACACGCAGCCTTTTACAACCTTGACGACGCAGGCAACGCGCAAGGCATGGACTGCTTTACCGTGTTAAAAAACTTTGCCATTACGTTTAACGCTCGCGTGTTTTTGCATGAAGGTTGTTTCTACTTTATCCCTGTAGGTGCGGTCATTAATAACACCACAGTCAACTTGTTTACAGTAACCAAAGCGGGTACGATTAGTGGATCGGCTACAGCAACGGATACACAGCTGACAGTTGACACCGATATGGAGCGCATGCGCGGCGGTGTGCAGACCTTCTTGCCACCGCTAAACAAGGTGCAGCGTACTTGGCGCACCGATGCCAACCTACCTGTGGTCGGTCCTGAAACGCAGTTCCTAAATGCTACATCACAGCAGACGGCGCTGGGTACAAACATCACTGACAATAACCTGCTGTATGATAACGGCACGGATTTCCGCTTGCGCTTCAGGTACACACATGCATATGACGGTGACGGCACAAGCACAGGTCAAGACATACCTGCACGCATTTTGCTAAAGATGCAAATCAAGGTTGGGAACTTATACTACAACAACGCGGTCACATTTGGCGCAAGCACGATGAATGTAGGATATGCTGGTGATACGTACACCATGGACACAATGACGTTCAGCGCTCCAGCATGGTCATCAAGTGCAGGCCATTTCTACTTCGCCGTGACGCCGACACCAGCATATTTGAACAGGAACAACGGCTTGTTCTACAACATGACCTTTACGCCGCAAGGCTTTGCAAGCATCGCCCAATACAATCAACCTGTTCTGATTGACTTGGACAGCATAACAAGTGCGCAAACAGGCTTAACAGTTACCGTCAACGTAGAAGGTTACGACCACGATGGCACGCTGATTACGGACGTAACAGGCACAGACGCATACGGTAAGCTGTCTGAATTTGGTATGCATATTGTCAACGGCAATGCAACCAATGGCGACCGCGTAGTGTATGAGGCGGTGACGACAGCAAACAACCAAGAAACGCTGGTGCAGGAAGAGGTTGTTATTGGATCAAGCGTGTTTGACGATTACCGCAACATTTACGAGAACAACAGTTCACCAGCACAACCGATTGACAGCTTTGCCAGCTTTGCAAACAGCTCGGCAACAGTAAGTATTCATAAACTTGGCGTGCAGGAAGTAATTGCAGGACAGAACGCAAGCACGCGAGTAAAGCGCGGCAGCTTTTACAAGGCGTTTGTCAGCCCGTACCACGCGCTGCTGTTTTCAACGCGAAACTTTTTGCCGTTTGAAACTACGTTCATGGCGCGTGCTGTGCAGACAGAGTACGAAGCGTTCCACATTAACAGCGACGACACCAACGTGAGCACGCCAGCGCCCGTTGTTATTAATGACCGCCCGTCGATTGACGACAGCGAACCCGTTTACGACTTGCGGAATACGTTTACTCCAGACGTTGGCGACATACCGCCCAACATTTTGCAGCGATTTTTACAGCAGCCAGTCAAGTCACTTACTCACCAAGCAACTAGATCGTACACCATCACGTCAACCGACGCCATAATTTTTAACAAATGGACAGGCGGCAACGGTACAAGCACAATAAACCTACCGACGACGACAGGCAACGAAGGCCGCATCATTCGCTTTAAAAGCGACAGCACCATTACAGCAAACAAGATTGTGCGAATACAACCGAACGACGTAAGCGAAACAATTGACGGCGCGGCGTCTTACGACTTTGACCGCAGCTATGATGGGTTAAGTTTGTTGTGCCACGATGGAGACTGGTATATCATCCAAAAGAAGGAAAAGTGATTTATATTATCTTAGCAACCGTGGTGGCTAACATCATATACAAGGCCAAGCAATATGGCCGAGGTGACATAGCCGACGTTATCATACTAATTGCAGCAATCTCTATAGCCCTATTATGAGATACTTCAACTATCATGAGTTCGACAGCCCCGACGCAATCGGCAGCGGCGAACAAATGATGGACGAGGTATTTTTGGAGATGCTGGACAAGGCGCGACACCTTGCTGGTATTCCGTTCCACATCAATTCAGGCTACCGGACGCCTGAGCACAACCGAAAGGTGGGTGGAAATAAAAGCAGCAGCCACCTGCGTGGCCTCGCTTGTGACATACACTGCGTAGATTCACGGAGCCGCGCCTACATCTTAGGCGGCCTCATCGATGCAGGCTTTAACCGCATCGGCATAGCAAGCACATTCATACACGTTGACGACGACCCCAGCAAGGACGCTGACGTGGTTTGGTTATACACATGAAGATTGAACAAATCAGCCGCACCGTCCACGCCGTCAAGCTGGACAAGCAACCACAGCGTATGCTGTTTATTTCTGATGTCCACTATGACAGCGTGAAGTGCGACCGCGTGATGCTGCGTAGGCACCTCGACGAAGCCAAGCGGACGAACACGCCCGTGTTCATCTTTGGCGACTGGTTCGACCTGATGGGTGGCAAGTACGATCCGCGGTCCAGCTACAGCGACATCCGACCCGAGTACAAAAGCATCACGTACCTCGACGACGTCATTGAAGACAGCGCCGAGTTCCTGACTAAGTACAAAGACGTGATTCGTTTCATGGGCCGTGGCAATCACGAGACCAACATCGAGAAGCGCATGCACACCAGCCCGCTCGACCGCGTTGCGTACATCGTAAACAAGAACGGCGGCAACATCACCGTGGCAGGCTACAGCGGCTGGCTGTGGATGCAGATATTCCAAAAAGGCAAGCGCCGCAGCTCGACGTTTGTGCACTACCATCACGGCATGGGTGGCAACGCTCCACGATCTAAAGGCGTGCTGCGTGTTGACATTGATCAGATGCAGTTCAAGGACGCCAGCTTGATCGTGCGTGGGCACACACATCAGAAGTGGCACCTGCCTGTCACGTCGGATCGCATCAGCCGCTTTGGTAAGCTGTACCAAGACAGCGTTCACCATTTGCAGCTCGGCAGCTACAAG